TCCACACCAGTCTGTGTGGAAGAAATACAAGTTCGCTTTATCCTTCGGAACCTCACGCTTGGGTGTTTTCACCATGGGTTTCCAGAGGCGCCATACAAGGTAGACAAGAATAGCAAGGGCGAGGACTGTGATGAGTGTCCGCATTACTTGAGAACACGAGAAATTCTGCGCTGTTTTTCAAACCACCGGCGATAGGCTTCCTCGGGATCCACTTCTTCCTTAATCTGGATCCATGCAACATCGGTCGTCATTCTCTCAGGTTCAAATGGCTTAGAATGGATTTTTACCCATTGGCCATTGTATCGCACAAGAAAAATGGAAGTTGGTTCCATTATTTCTTGGAGGTAGGTAAGTGGTAAATGGAAGTCATTGTATTTGGGGTAGCCAAGGGTCTTCTGGCTGTGGCTGGAAATTACATCGTTCACTACGGGGCTTCACGGGTCTACGACGCATTCTGTGTGCCCCATACATGGAGTGAAGTTGTGTACACGCTCGTCTCTACATCAAGTCCAGTCTGTGTTGTAGCCTTAGGAACCATGCAAATGACACAAAATAACTACGGAACGTTGCTGACCACAACGTTGGCATCTCACTTAGTGAATGCCCTCAAGGTCTAACGAGTTTGTCCGAGTGGTTAAGGAGACGGTCTTAAGATCCGTTGGCGAAAGCCGCGAGGGTTCGATCCCCTCAGCTCGTAAATTTTTTACGCCGTAAGTGTGGCGTATGCGGTTGCGGATTCTTGAGTTTCCTTTTTATTAATCCAGTGCACATCGTAGTAGAAGTAATTACTCAGAGCCTTATCCCACCAGCCATTTCGGATAATTGTTATATATGTATTCCTGATTGTGTTATAGTTCTCCCTCTTTTGCGCCGCATTTGGCTGAGGATACAGGGGTCCAACTCCAACTCCACAATCATTCAATGCAGCAGCAATTGCAGCTCCATGACACATACCATCATCGGCATCGTCTGTAAGGTTCATCTCATACGTACCCCATACCTGTCCACTGCGATCTATATACACATAGTGACCTTCTTCCGGAGGCCCTTTCTGACAGATGGTTCCCCAGAAATAGCGATTTTCAAGAGATTTGTCATCGTTAACGTCATCCACATGAGTACCCTTCACCTTACATCCGGCAGACTTTAGAACTGATGTGATCGTATCAAGATTCATAAATGTCCACATAGTATTGTACATCGTATTCATATACTTTCGACTGAGAGCGCCACCACGTTTCTTCATAGTACCTAGTGTCTTTCTTGTCTTACGCCTCGTTGATTTCCGTTTTTTATCGGGCATTTAGTTTTATTGTCGGTAAATTTACACCCGCGGGAATCCAACCAGGTTGGCACCGATTCCGAAACCAGCACCTGTGCGAGCAGAGGCACCCACGCTGGGCGCATAGATATCTAGGATGGCGAAGGTGGCAGTTGCAACGAGGGCAATCATTCCAACCTCGGCGACCTTGAGGGTCTTACCGGGGAGAACGAACGCGGCAATCGCCACCGCGAGACCCTCCAGGAGGTACTTCACAAGACGGGTCACGAGGTCGGCCATATCAACGCCTCCAGAAGGGGTGGGCTTGGGCTGGGAAGAATCAGACATTTGTTTGGTTCTTAGATCCGAATATTTTTTACACAGATCCAGAATACACCTTGTATGTTACGAGCGGCACGCCAATCACCCACACTGCCCACCAGGGGACATATAGGGACACATACTGAAGAATCACGTAGAATACAACTGCGTGGATCGCAGCGGCCATTATGGAGCTAGTGCCCAATGTGAGAAGGACACCCGGGCACAACAGAAAGAAGAGATAGGCAGTTGTGAGAATATCGTACATTTATTCTACATCACGGTTTTATATATTGGCACTTGATAATGCCCCGACGTCACGGCGCTGGAAAAATAGGGGAAGGAATGTCTGGGCGTGTATATTACCCAGCACTTGAATGTGACGATCCTTCCAAACAACCGAAAGGGGACTACGTTTCTAAAGTGATGAAACCTGACGTAGCTCAAGCAGAGTTCACAAAAACAGAACCACTTCGTAAACTTGGACCTTCATATGCAATCTATCCAGAGGCGATATGTGCAAGAAAGGGAAACTCGATTCTATTTTCCAAGTTTGGAGGGTTCAATTTAGCCGACTACTTTACGAACTTAGAGCAGGTATATGAAGGTAGACTCGATTGGGCACCAGAACCTGTTCCGGTGAACAAGGATGAACTAAACTCCATCGTACGAGGGCTACAAGAACTATCGGGAGAGATCGATGAAATGAATGCAGCAGGTTTGTATCACAATGACGTTTCCATGGACAATATAGTCTTCAATCCCTCTACCAAAAGAGTGTACTTGATCGATTTTGAACGAATGACTTTGACACCACCAAAGGGTCGCAGTGATAAGGACAATATTCTAGATATTCTCAAGTCTTTCAAAGCCTATGCGGATAAAGAACTTAAGTCCAAGTCCCGGTAAAAGGTAAATGCCCCGCACTGAGCTTCCGAAGATGGATGAGTCTGGACCCATTGACTACTTGGATGAGGACCCTGAGATCCCGACACAGAAGTACTGCGTGGTGTCTTTCATTAGTCCCGAGAAGATCATCAAGCAGAAGCAGGAGTTTATGTTTGAGAAGTTCGTGGCATGGATGGATTACGAGTGGAAGGTCAAGGGACTTGAGAACTTCATGGCGTTTCTGTCCAAGAAGTACTCTGTCAAGATTGACGACCTGTTGAAGGATGCACAGGAGTATGTGAATGTGCGTAAGGAAGAGGTGAAGCAGACAGATATCCACGAGCAGTATCAGATCTTCCTTCTGAAGAACGAGAAGGAGCTTCAGGAGATGTTTGACAACCAGGTGGAGTTCCGCACGAACATCCGTGGTGTCAAGGTTCGTCGTGCATTTGCCACAGTGGAGGAGACGCAGATGTTTGCTAAGGTTCTCCAGCGCCGCTACCCCAAGGACAACCTGTATATCGGCAAGGTGGGTGCTTGGCTTCCGTGGGATCCCTCGGAGCACCTGATGCCGGAGGTGGAGTATGCTGAGAAGGAGCTCAACGAGCTGATGCGCAAGTACAAGGAGAACGAGTCCAACAAGGAGATGTTCTTTGCCGAGCAACGGGAGGAGTCCATTAAGAAGCAGAAGGAGGAGAACGAGCGTCGGAAGAAGGCAAATGCCGAGGAGAAGGCATTGGAGGATGCCAAGAAGATGCTTGAGGATGCATCAGCTACTGTTCACCCTTCTGAGGGTGCAATGAGGGAGTAAATTGTCGCCTAACAATATAATGAGTCAACTTACTATATTTGACAAGTTTCAGATTAATCAGGAGTTTGATTCGCTATCAGTTGATACACAGTTCGAATTTGCATTAAGTGCATTGCGAGCAACCCCTACAATTCTCGCTAGTATTATTGCAACTACTCACCCATGCGATGTTGAAGCCGCTTTAAAGAAACCACTTGAAATTCTTGTGCTCACCGAACTTTACTTTCAGGTACCCGGACTTTCTAAGAAAGTATTTGAAAACACACTCCACTGTTTAGATGGAACCATACCAGCTGAGGTTGAGATTCTTAGTGGAGGAGCCAAAGAACTAACTGAAGCTGAATTAGAAGCTGAGATTCGTAGAGAGGCTCTGAAAGGGCGCCTTGCTATGATGAAAGCACAAAGAGCAGCAGCAGAAGCTGCCGGAGCAGTTATGGAAAGGAGGAAGAATGGGTGGTCAAAGTCAACCAAAGAAGAATTGAAAGCTATTTTTCTTGCAACGATATCCACCGTTGCAACATGTGCAATGTTATATGGATTTACTGCCCTAGCTGTATCCATCGGAGCGGGTGTCACTGCTGGTAGTGCAGGAGCTGCTGTAGGCGCGACTCAGTTTGTAGCAGCAGTAGCAAACGACAAGGTAGGCGCCGCTGCTACTGCTGCCGTGGGTGGTGTAGGTGCGCTTACAGGTGCTGCAGCGAGTGTTGGACGCAAGGTTTTTTCAGCCCTTATTTCCCCATTTTCAACACCTAGCCTTGCCATTGCTGGACCACCGGTTCCGGAACCCGAGCCAACACCATTTCCTATTCCAGATCCATCTGTGCAGACGCGCGCATCCGAAGCAATCTATTCAGCCGAAAGAGTTACAGTCAAAGGAGCACAGTCAATAGTAAATGCGTTGAATACAATTATCTTCTCCGCCGTCAACGAGGAAACACTGTGGATTGGAGGTGCTGGATTTTTCGTTGTACTTGCGATAATGTATTATTTTCTGTGGCGCGGGATTATCACAAAAGGTGAAGCTGAAAGTTTCGATGGGGCGATAAAAATGGTAGCGGCTACTTCGTCCTTAAATCCTCCACCTCTACCTGCACCGCTCCTGTTGAATAATGTGGCTACACCTGCAGGATTACCCGCAGCTCCTGCACCGCTCCTGTTGAATAATGCACCTGTTGTAGCCCCGGCTGCTCCTGCACAACAGCCACTTGCTCTAGCAGATGCACCCGTAGCGATGCCTGCTGCTCAACAAGCCCAACCAGCGCGTGAGATCGGTCTTGTGGCTCCAGCTCCTCCCGCTGACCCTCGGCGTGCTCCCGCTCGTGGAAAAAAGGGTGGTTCTACTCTCCACCTGACTTCTTTACCCACACGGAGGGCGGGGCGTTCTTCTTCCTCATCGAAGAGGAGTTATACTCATCGGCGGCGAGCATTGCAGACTGGAAAGGTCGGTTATCGGCCCACAAAGACTGGTCGCAAAGTCTAAACGGTGGGTGCTCTGAAGCCTTATACCAAAAGACCTGATCGTCAAGCTTGTTAGAGGACACGTTATTACAAATGACCAGACCTTCATAGTTCTCTGTGCACTGGTCCATGAAATCACAAAACATCTCAAATGTAGGAAACATACCTGCGTAATTCTCGTAAATCCTACGACGATTACCTAGGATATTCTCACGGAGAATGAAGACAAAATCAACGTTAGTTCGCAAGTTGGGTGTAATACCGAGAGGATACTGCATCGTGATAATGGTCATCATATCCAAATGGCGACCGTTCATGAAGACAAACCGAGTGGACTCTTCATTGATCCACTCCTTGGCTGCATACAAACAGTCATCCAGAATCAGAAACGCACGAGGATCAAATGGCTGTCCTGTAGCCTTGGACTTAAGAAATCTCTGTTTTGCACCGAACTGGCGCTTGATAAACGCCTGTACCTTCGTAGGCTCATATTTATCGTGGATCAACTTGGATGGAACAAACGCCTGAAAATACTCGTTAACAGCTTCTGTAGGAGAGATCACCATACCTGCAGGGAATGAGTCCTGAACGTGAAACAGAAGATCACGAGCTAAGAAAGATTTGCCAGTGTCCTTCTTTCCAATGATCACGATCATGGGACTTTTACGAGAGTCCATTCCACATCGTTCTTTGATCATCTCCATATTGAACTTTTTAAGATTGAAGTTCTGCGTCATCTTGTTCTCCTCGTCGTTTATTTTTTAACTTTCCCCGCCGAGACATCTCACAATGGGAAAGGATCTGCGAACGACACCCGTATCTTTGAAGATCCATCGTATGCCGAAGTTGGACGGAACGATGTGGTCTATGAAGACGATGCAGCCGTTCTTTCCTTGCCTTGAAAAGCTCTTCAAGACGGAGAATCTTGCCGGGCTCCACGATTATGGAGTGAAGCTTGAATTTCCAGTTGACTCCATTGTGGACGACAAGCATGTTAAGGTTCGTGGACAGACCATTCCGATTCACCGCAAGACTACGATGATTCTGTCTCCCTTCAAGACGATGCGAGGAGATTATGGTGCATTTGGGGTTCCGAAGCGGACCGATGTTGCCGATGATCTTCAAGACCGCATGCAGAGCCCTCATACAGCAGCATATGTTGGAGCGATGACATCGATCGCACTCTCTGAATCTGGATGTGAGCACTTTCCTAAGGTATACGGAGTGTATGCCGGACTCGCTGGATCGCATACGATTGACATATCGGACGATTACGAAGATCTTATCGAAAAGGGATGGTTTGCAGATAAGATTGGAAAGACGTTTGAACTCAAGCTTCGCACATCTGGGCACGATGCAGAGTTCAGCCACACGCGACGAGCCCGCATTGCGATTGAAACCGCAGAGGATCTCGCATTGGACGGAATTGAGGACGTGGATGCAGATCACGTCAGTGCTCCAGATACAGATCGATCTGCAGAGGCGTATGATGTTGCATCGTCTGGGTCTCCTGAGCTGGAAGAGGAGGAGTCGACTGAAGATGACGTCTACGATATTGAGTCCTGTGCATGCTCGGACGGAACGAACGATGAAGAAGGTCCTGAAGAAGAGGATGAGCCGTTTGCATGGGCTACATTTACAGACGTGCCTGTGATGACGACGGTCATGGAGGTTTGTGATGGAACCTTCTACGATCTGATCAAGCTCCACCCC